AAGATGATGGCATCAAGTATGAGAAAAAAATCATATTTGCTGCGCCAATTGTCCATGAGAATTGTTCCTCTTATATACTTCTTTTGAGCATCAGTCAAATCTGTAAGATACATAATTCTTTGGTTTTGTTTCTGTTTATTCATTTATTTAAACAATCACCAAAGCATAAATGTCTGAAATTTCGACTGATGCTTATTCTTTTATTCACATTTGTTTTTAAACAACCTCTAACATGAAAACGAAATAACAAATAAAATGGCCGTTATAAGGATTTTTTTTCATGGTTTATTAAGATATGAATCCCCTTTCATAAAAATGCCGATATGACATCATATGGTTTACCTGCTGCAAAGATAGTATTTTTTTGGTAACTTTGCCCCATGGAATTCACTAACGACAACCGCAGGGAAGGGCAAAACGGCTTCCGCCCCCGAAAACCAAAGGCCGACACGATGTATGACACCGGGGGGCGGCTGGCGCCTCGCGACACCGAAGTCGAAGAGGCCGTATTGGGTGCCCTTATGCTCGAAAAGGATGCCTACACAACCGTCTGCGACCTCCTGAAACCCGAAAGTTTCTACGACCCGCGACACCAGTCAATCTATGCGGCCATACAGCAACTTGGCGCATCGCAGCAGCCCATCGACATGCTCACTGTTACCGAACGACTGCGCGCCAACGGGGCGCTTGACGAAGTCGGCGGCCCGGTGTATATCTCAGGTCTTACGGCGAAGGTGGCATCAGGCGCCCACGTGGAATTCCATGCCCGAATCGTGGCGCAGAAATATCTCGCCCGCGAACTGATTAATTTCGCATCCGCAATCGAGGGTAAGGCTTTCGACGAGAGCAACGACGTCGACGACCTCCTCCAGGAAGCCGAAGGGAAGTTGTTTGAAATCTCACAGCGCAACGTAAAGAAAGATGTAACGCAGATCGACCCTGTAATCAAGCAGGCCATCGAACAGATTGAAGCGGCAGCAAACCGTGAAACAGGGCTTTCAGGATTGGAAACACAATTCCACGAACTCGACAAGCTTACATCGGGCTGGCAGAATTCCGACCTTATAATCATCGCTGCACGTCCTGCAATGGGTAAAACCGCATTCGTCCTGTCGATGGCAAAGAACATGGCGGTGAACGTAAACACCCCTGTGGCTATTTTCTCACTTGAAATGAGCAACCTCCAGCTTGTAAACCGTCTGATAAGCAACGTTTGCGAACTTGAAGGTGAAAAAATCAAAAGCGGCCGTCTGACCGATGGCGACTGGGATAAACTCATGAGCGGGGTGAAAAGCCTCTACTCAGCCCCGCTGTATATCGACGACACCCCCTCTCTGTCGATTTTCGAACTCCGCACAAAAGCCCGGCGCCTTGTCCGCGAGCACCAGGTAAAGATAATCATCATCGACTACCTTCAGCTGATGAATGCTTCGGGAATGAAATTCGGTTCGCGCGAACAGGAAGTGTCGATGATTTCCCGATCGCTCAAACAGCTGGCAAAGGAACTCAACATACCCATCATCGCGCTTTCGCAGCTTAACCGCTCCGTGGAAAGCCGAGGAACCGACAGCCAGTCAAAACGCCCGCAACTAAGCGACCTTCGTGAATCGGGAGCCATCGAGCAGGATGCCGACATTGTTTGCTTCATCCACCGCCCCGAGTATTATCTGCACAGCAGCGAGGACGCCGAAGGTAACGACATCCGCGGGCTGGCGCAGTTCATCGTGGCAAAGCACCGAAGCGGCAAGGTGGACGACGTGAAAATGCGTTTCGTAAGCCAATATGCCCGCTTCCAAAACTGGGACGAGAATTCATTGATGACCAGACACATCGTCGGATCCAGGCTCAACAGAGAAATCCCCGCATCGGCCGGCATGGCGTCTGCCGACCCGTTCGCGCCCTCAAGCCCGTTCAGCGGCGGCACAGCCGACCTCGGGCCGGAAAGCGCCCCGACACCGTTCTAAAAGCGCAAAAATCAAATCGCCTTGCTTTTAGCCCGGATGGCGAGGGTGCTGTCAGAATGGCTCACTCATCCAGCCACCGTTTACGCAACGGGTAACGGCATGGATGAATCAGAAGCCGCAAAGAAGTGCTGTAATTGAAATAAGCCCATATCCAGTTAATCAGCACGGTGATTTTATTCCGCATTCCAAGCAGGGAAATCAGATGCACGAACATCCATGCCAGCCATGCGGAAAACCCGCTAAGACGGGCATGCTTCATATCCACCACCGCGCGGTTACGCCCTATCGTGGCCATAGCCCCTTTGTCCTTATATCTGAACGCCTCCGGTTCATGAGCCTTTCGTTTACCTGCCCTGACATCCGCCTGGGCATTAAGGTTACGCGCCACAAGCCTCCCCTGCTGAATGGCAACCTGAGCCAGCTGTGGATGCCCTTTGGGATATGCCGGGTCACCATCCATAAGTGAGATATCGCCAAGCGCATACACATCGCTCATTCCGGCAACACGGCAATACAGGTCGGTCAGGAAACGGTTTCCATGCCCTATGAATTCCCCCGTCGCCCCGGTTACGGTAAACGGCACACCCGTCACACCGGCAGTCCAAAAAACCATACGGGCAGGCATCTCCTCACCCGACGACAATGTGACTATCCCGTTCTCATAGCCCTTCATAACCGTGCCCAGACGCACCTTCACCATCAGGGAGTCAAGGTCACGGGCTGCCTGCCGTGAACTCGGCTCACTCATCGCCCCCAACAACTTGCCGGAGCCTTCAAGCAAGGTTATCGACATGTTCTCCTGCGGGATGGTAGGATATTCGCGCGGGAGCACATAACGCTTCATCTCCCCTATCGCCCCCGCAATCTCCACACCCGTAGGCCCACCGCCGATTACCACGAAATTCAACATCCTGCGCTGCACCTCGGCATCTTTCTCCAATGCCGCCTTCTCCAAAACATCAAGAATATCGTTTCGGCATCTCAGCGCCTGCGAAGTCGACTTCAACGTGTAAACCGACTTTTCCAATTGCGGCATATTGAAGAAATTGTTGGTAGTCCCGGCAGCGATAACGAGGATATCGTAATCCACGGCATTATCCTTTGTCATCACCCGCTTATGCTCCACATCAATCTCCCTCACCTCACCCATATTGAACATTATATTACGGCTTTTCAGCTTCCGCAACTCACGCCTGAGCGGGAAACAGATACTCGCAGGGTCAAGCCCAGCCGACGCAACCTGGTAAAACAACGGAGGGAAGCAATGGAAGTTGTTCTTATCGATAAGCGTGACGCTATATCGGTTGAAATCAATATGCTTCACAAAATTCAATCCTGCGAATCCCCCGCCGATTACCACAATTCTCAGCCTTTTATCATCCACCCGTCCCTGTTCTTCGATATTTCCTATCATATTCTTATTCTCACTTCAACATCTACTTGATACGCTTGTTAAGCATTCCGCCAAGGTATCCATCTCATTATTATAATTATAACCAGTGTCATTATTATAGCCTGTGTCATGCATCTCTTATCTCCTCCCATCTAACATGAGAGGCATAACCGCTGCGATATTATGAATCACATAAGTAAGTCGCGGAAATTATTTTATATTGCCTGAGAGCATACTTTCGCCGCATTTCATCCCCATCTTCAGTCGTGTATCTTACTACACCTCTTCATCTTCAGACAAAAATCGGCTGAAAGTATGCTGCAGAGTGTATAAAGCATTATTATATGTTTTATGCGTAATAATTTGCATGACTTACTTAACACAATTATCATGAACCTCATAATAGATAGCAGGCATTACGAATTGAATAACATCAGCCTATTCATAAAGGACGCCACCCTGCCCCATGCTTTCAATGTAACAAATTTCAAATCACCATTATAACAACCATTCCCGCCATGGTGTTTAATCCCCGATACTCAAATCCGCCTTCGCATATAGCACACATAGCCCGTCTTAATCAAAGTCAACACGCTTCAGCCATGCCACCCCCACTTCCTCACTCCTATATTTCTCCTGAAGGTTCCAAAACTAAGATAGTGAAATCATATTGACTTATGTTAGACATACAAAATCCAATAAAATTTCAGAAAATCGCCCCAAAGGCTTGCACAGAAAAAAAAAACTTTCTACCTTTGCAGCACCAAAACGGATGAGGCTTCCTGAAGCAGAGGTTTCCCCCTTAACCAGCCTCATCACGTATAACACCGATGCCCAGGTGGCGGAATGGTAGACGCGCGCGTTTCAGGTGCGCGTGCTGAGAGGCGTGCAGGTTCGAGTCCTGTTCTGGGCACCCTAAAAGCGAGATAACTAATTGAAGCCTCAATAGTTATCTCGCTTTCGTTTTATTCTACGTGCATATTACGTGCAAATGGTGTCAACCGAAGTCCGCCGTTCACCCTCCCCTCGAACCTCAACAGGCGGCTCCGCCCATTATTTTTCGGAACTATTGCCTTTCCCTTTCGCTTTTGCATTGAGGGCTTTTATAGTATCGAGATATGCTCGTTCCACGGGGGATAGTTCGCGCACTTGGAACAGACGATATTCCTGCTCGGCTTTTTCCATAGCTTGCTGATGGCTGACTGTGCCGGGGCCGTTGAGTAAAGCCTCGCCTGTCGAAGACAGAATATTGTCGAGCTGCTGCACATAGTCGCTCATATACATCGGGCGTCGTTTCATCGCCTGAATCTCGGCGAAGTCAAAGTATCCCGACACAAGATTGTTCAGAATCTTCAACTCATCCTCGCTGAGATAGTTCTTGGCAATCTTTGCATCGCGCAAGGTCGGATGGTCGCCCTTGAAAGAAGTAAGCCCCATCATCGGAGACTCAGCATTGGCCCGATGAAAGATAACTTCGGCGGCAGTATGACCATGAGCGGCAAAGTGCAACTTGTTCTGCACAATCTTAAAGAACTCCACTGAGATGTCACTGCGAGGGTCATAATCCACGGCAGTAGCATAAAGGTCGAGTACCTGACGGTACATCACCTTCTCCGATGAACGGATGTCACGAATACGGTCAAGCAGCTCACGCCAGTAAGCACCACCGCCATTTCCTTTCAACCGTTCATCGTCCATTGTGAACCCCTTGATGATATACTCCTTCAACCGCTCAGTAGCCCACCTGCGGAAATGCGTAGCGATAACCGACCGAATCCTATACCCCAACGAAATAATCATGTCGAGATTGTAGTAGGTCACGTTGTACGACTTACCATCGGCGGCAGTTGTTCGGAATTTCCGAACAACTGAATCCTCATCAAGCTCACCGTCCTCAAATATATGTTTGATATGCTCGCTGACATTAGCCTTACTTGTCTGATACAACTCGCAAAGCTGCTGCTGAGACAGCCAAACCGTCTCCCCAGTAAACTTCACCTCAATGCGAGTCTCGCCGTCCTCACCCTGATATATGATTATATTATTGTCTGAATCCATATCGTCTAAAAAATGTATATCTTCGTTTCGCCTTCCTGCGTTTAAAGAGTGTTATCTGTCCTCTATCCATAAATAATCCTACATATTCAGTGTCTTAAACGTTCATCAAGATAATCTTCATAAGATTTAATTTTATCAATAATCTCTGGTGTAATTTTCAAGGGTTCAGATTCTCTATAAAGTTTTAATTCGTCTCTTTTTTTCAGAATGGATTTTCTTACGTCACCATTTTTCTTTATGTAAAGAGTATTGGAAGACAGACGTTCTAAAGAGTCTTTGAGAACTTTGTATGCAGCCACAAAACTATCCGGTGAAATAGCTATTGAATTTACAAGAGTTTCAATCTCTAAAATCTCGTCTAAAAGTTTACGCTCGGCTACAAGGTCTGAATCAATCTTTGCTTGAACAGGGCCCTGCTCTTGGAATTCGATGGGTTCATAGCTGTTCGCTTCGTAAATTGACCAAAAGTTACGCACTCTCTTGATATTGGGTAAGGCATCCAGCTTTTCATTGAAAATAAAGTCCTTTAAATTTTCTGCACTTAGGAATATTTGCCTCCAGAATGGATCACAGGTAATACTATTCCAATCAGGAGAAGACGAAACACCTGCCAAATAAACAAAATCATTGATATATTCATTCGGGTTACTTTCAATCGAATGCAAGACCATTTCACATGCTTCAACATCAAGGGTAACCTTTTTACTCGTTGGGTCAATAAATGCGATACAAGCTCTAAGAATATTATTATGCAATGGGGTATAACCGGGATTATTTTTAATCAAATTCTTAAGTGATTTTTTAAGTATAATTAGCAATTGATCTTCAGAGAAAACCAGTTCATGTCTTAATTCACCACTCTTATACGCCCATAGTTGTTGCTTAACTATTTCATAGGGATACTCATTATTACCGCCTATCAGCTTGTCATATAGTGTAGATTTATAATCATCTATTGAAATCCCCAATTTTATACATAGTCTCTCTACAACCTTTTTTTCAAGGAGAATACCTACATTGAGAATTGAGTATAACGTTTCGCTATAATGTGCACTAAGATATATATAAATATCAATATATCTAACTACAGCTTCCCAACTCGGCAAAGCAAGGGTATTGAGAGATCCCAGATACTCTCTAAGCTGATTCCACCCTTGATTGTTTAATACTTCATTGATAATCGCTCTATAATCTTGCTCCTTTTTTAACATTGAGCTTAATTTTTCATTGCTGATACGCTCAAATAAATGCTCTTGAAAGTATATCGAGAAGCCACCTACCGAATTAATGGATCGATAGGAATTGTTCCCATCAGCAGGGAATAAAACTTTCAGAATATCCTTTGAGTTATATTGGTCTTCAAGTCCGTCAATGGTTATTTTTCGTTCAAAATTTGTTTCGCTGTCTTTATGGGAATTCTGTTCATACAAAACTCTATGCTCATCTGGATACCTATATCTAACTAATTCTATAAGCAAGAAATCCCTTAGTTTTACTTCTTTATAGATTCTCTTGAGAGATGGTTTAACTAAGTTAATATACCGCTTGACATCTCTTAAATTTTTAAGATAGAATGTAAAGAATGAGGAGTTTGCTATTATTGAGCTCTTGACATCTTCTATCTCCTCATCATTAAATGAAAGACCGCTTGTTAAGTTTGGAATTAGGAAATCTAATAATAGTTGTGATGATCGCAATGGAAGAGGGCGTTCCCATGTGAAGAATTTATCGGAGAATGCAGCCCATTCGTCCTTTGATTCTAAAAGTGAATTTATACGCCCCTTGTCATAAGCACTGATAAAGATTAGATTATCGAAGGCCGCATTACCATCAATTAATTTGAAGACTTCAACAATTTCATCTCCCGTCAAACGATCCAAATCTTCGATAATAACAATAACTCGTTTTTTTAAACGCCTTATTGCTCCATTAATCCTTGATTTTTCATTGACTCGGTTAAATAACGTGGATGACTGAAACAACGCCGATAAGTATTTGTTATCAGTCATTACATCAATTACCCTAAGATAATCATTGAATGAACTCTTAAATCTTGAATCATATTTACTTAATTCAGAGTATAATTCCTCAAAGAACGCAGACTGAATTTTGTCATTGGTTGAATAGCGAGGATTAAATCGAATTACGATAAACAGATCTTTATTCTGAAGGAATTTTTCCTCCATAAGATTAATAAATGAGGACTTCCCATCTCCCCATCTTGCATTTATGCCAATGCTTAATGCTGATGTTGTCTCTCGTTCTATAATACGTTGATACAACGTATCGACTTCATCACCGAATCCAAGTCTATCTTGCTCTCTTTTAGTAATAGGCTTATCCTCTAACAAAAGAGCCTTATCTTCATTTTGTGATTCGTTTGAAGTGGGCTCATCTAATTCAATGAAATCAACTAAAAGAGAGATTATACCAAATAGGAATAAACCACCAAAAATGACATCTGAAAAACCTATATGAAAAATATCTGATTCTGTTACAATATATTCATCTGTAAAGAGTCTGTAAAACCAGTAAACAGATGATAGGCTGATACTACTCAAGACATATATGGGCTTTACATAATAATGATACCGAAATCTATTAACCCAAAAGACTATCGTAGATAAACACATCACACCGAAAATTATTGATGAGATAGATCCTTCGTTCATCCTTGAAAGAGTTGGTAAAATATATTCATCAAACCAACCCATTATTTCTGCATTTAATGCTATGAACAAAAATAATGCAGCAAGTTGAGTTATTATGGCTTTAATCCACTCTGTTTTCATTAGGTTTCTTCCGTTATTAATGTATTAACTTGCGAAAAGGTATCCGCCATTTTGAGATGCACGGACAATGAATTGATTACATAGGAGCTCATTTTTCTCTCTGAATGTTGTCCGGTCGTAGCAGTCCGGCAACGTCCTGTCAAGAGTATCTCTAACGAACAGGATGAAGGAGCTTTTCTTAGAACTATCTTTATACCAATCAGTGGTAAACAGCTGGTCTTGATTTGATTTCAATTTTGAAAGCAAATCACGGGCGGCAGCTTTGACCTTTATGGTATCATCTTTTGAGAGATTTTCCTTGCGGAGTATATCGAACACTTCGAGTTCTTCCTCTGTAAGCCCCTCCTCAGAAGCGCGGCGTTGCTCTGCCGTCATACGGCTAAGCAAGTCTATGAGTTCGCGAATCGCTTGCTCAGATTCTGTGCTTCCGGCATTATAACGGTCGATAATGCGTTGAAATTCCTCAGCAAAAGTACGGCGCTCGCTGTTTTGATTGAGCATTGTATCGAGTTTTTGCGAGATGAAATCTTCAAGTTCAGCGATTTCAAGTGCTTTGCACTTAGATTCGCTGTATTGCTCCCGGAGTTTGTCAATATCAAGACGGCTAAGGTCAAATTCTCCAAACTCCTTGATAGTGTACTCTCTATTTTCAGCCGGGCCGTCACCTTTCGGCACAATGCTCTGATTGAGCAAATCCTTGATGCGGCGGCGAGCTGAATCAAGATTGCCTCGGTCAACTGAGTTATCCATAACCTGTCTGAGATAATGGATTACCTCGGCCATTACAAATTCCTCTTTGATGCTGATAATATCGGGCAAACATTCATCATAAATCTGTGAAATAGTGTTATCAAACACAGCAAATTGAGCCTTGCGCTCAACAGGATTTATGAGAATGTTAGCGTATTGGTCAAAGAGAGAAATCTGGTTGAAAGCTTTATTGAGGTCGAGAATTTTCTGCAAATCGACACCAAGACCTCGACACCATTCCACGCACTGAGAAATGGCAGCACGAAGATGTGTGTAAAGCTCATCAAGTGTCATAGCCGCAGGAGTATTGCCTGCGGGGGTGTCAGTTCCGGGATTATCGGTATCCGCATCGTCACCGCCTCCTTGCGCATCTCCATAGGTGGCAAAAGCTTTTTTCAGACTGCCGAAGATATTGCAGTAAGAGATAATCTGACCGCACGATTTTTCTCGTCCAAGCACGTCAAGTGTCGAGCATCGACGATTGGCACGCGCAATAGTCTGCATAAGATTTTGCCCTGCAAGAGGCTTATCCATATAAAGAGTTGACACCATTGGAGAGTCGAAGCCGGTGAGCCACATGGAGCATACAAAAACAATCCGTAGAGGGTTGTTTTCATCTCGGAACAGGTCTTGCAATTCCTGTCCTTCTTCGTTAACATCGTTCATACGCTCACGATGAGGACGAAGGTTTAGACCTTCGGCAGCAAAGCGTTCATCATCGCCTTGGCTTTCGCTTATTACGACAGCCATATCGGTAGAGCGCATCCACTCACGGATTTTCAGTTTGGTCTGATACTCCGCAGATGTAGGATTGAGCGACATCAGTTCGTGGTTGATTTTGGCAATCTTTTGCTGCCATTTAGCGGTGACAAGGTCATACATTCTGACGGCGGTAAAGCGGTCAACACTAACCACCATTGCCTTGCCGAGATAGCCACGGTTGATGATATGATTTACTATATCATCGGCTATCTTGTTAAGACGCGCCGGACGGCGAAGTATTTCAAGTTCTTTGGCATACTCGCGTTCAAGACGTTGGCGACTGTCATCATCAAGTTCTTCATCTTGAAGAATATTGATAAAGTCGGCACTGAAGGTCGGATTTTCATTCTGCACCTCAAGCAGGTGGTTGCGATAAGTGAGGCGCACGGTGGCCTCATCTTGCACAGCCTGACTGAAATTATACTCGCTGACCGTTTCGCCAAACCATTTATTGGTGAGTTTTTTACTTCCAAAAAGCGGTGTGCCGGTAAACGCCATATACTTGGCGTTAGGCAGACCTGCCCTGAGATTTTCGGCAAGCGATTTATATTGTGTGCGGTGAGCCTCGTCGATAAAAACAATGATATCATCTCGTTCAGAGAGAATGGGATATTTCTTGCGTTTATCGTAACGGAATTTCTGAATAAGCGTAAAAAGTATGCGGTGGTCTTCCTTTTCAAGCATTGTGCGGAGACGGTCGCTTGTTTTAGGTTGGCAGTCTTCGTCGGCACTCATAAAGCCGCTATGTAAGAAGTTGCGGTAAATCTGACTGTCGAGGTCTTCGCGGTCGGTTATGATAAGGAACGTGAAATTACCCGGAAAACGGTTTTTAAGCAAGCGTGCAAGATACACCATTGAAAAACTTTTGCCGCTTCCCTGTGTATGCCAGAACACACCCATCTTTCCGCGGTCTTCTTCGCGAGGTGAGCCACAGAGATATTTATATCGCTCGACGGCTCTGCTCACTCCGAGGAATTGATGGTTTTTGGCACATATCTTTTTGGTGCCGTTGTAGAAAAGGATATAATTGTGAACGTAATCAAGCAAATTTTCCTTTTTCAACAACGAGCGAGCCATTACATCAAGACTGATTTTTTCGCTTTCGATTTCATCTTTGTTGATTTTATCCTTCTCAGATGCTCTGAACCAAGGAGCGAAAAAAGCCCAGTCGGCATAAGTCGCACCTACTCGGGTATGCAACCCATTGCTCGCAACGAGCACAGCGTTATAGGCCATAAGTTGAGGAATGGCATCTTTGTATCTTGCCAAGTTGTTGGAGAAAGCCTCCTTGACAGGAATGTTGCTGTCTTTTAACTCAATAGTTATGAGCGGTAGTCCATTGACATATATAATGACATCAGGTCGCAGACGGTAAACATCGCCTTGAATCCAAAGTTGGTTGACAACGTCAAATTGGTTGCTTGTAGGATTCTCCCAATCAATGAATTGCACGGTACGAGGCTCACGCTTGCCATTCGATTGAAGCACCGGCATCTTAAAGCCGCTCATAATCCGTGTAAGAATAGTGGCATTGAGCGAAGCAGGGTCGGAGTGCAGGTCTATATCATTGAGTGCTGATATTGCGGTATTGACATCTGCATCATCGAAGCCTTGCAGGCGGTCGGTGGCCGATGCGTTTATGCGCTTGACCTCGCGGCGGAGTACGTCGAGGTTAAGCACACCGCGCTCCGAGCTGCGATGTAAATGGTCGGTCACATAGCAATTGAAATGATTGTTGTAGCCCAATTCATTGAGGCAAACATCAATGAGTTCTCGCTCTATATCATCTTCCTTAATAAAGTATCTCATTGCCTACAAAGATTTAAGGTGCTACTTCAAGCTGGCCACTCATAAGTTGAGGCAGCAAGCGGTCGCGCATCTGCTGAAGCGTAGCATTTAACTTCTTAAAGTGTGTTACCTCATTAAAAATATCTGATATGGATTGCTCAAAAAGCGTTCTGTATTTTTCATCCGGAACAAGCAATTTAAGACATGATAGAATTTTAATAGTCATGCTCGGAAGAGCTGTCCCAGAATTAAACACTTCCATATCAAAAGCTTTAAGTTGAAAAAAAGCAAGTTTGCAGATTTTAGGAATTTTAGGTATTGAATAAAACATTGTATCAATACACCAAAACTTGCCATCCGCTAATATTATGTTATTAAGAGTACCTTTTCTAGGTATTAAAACAGATTCTCCTTCATATAAATATTCGTTTCCATAACGCATTATTCCCCCGGAGCCATATATAGGAAACAATCCATCATAAACCAACTTATGGTCTTTGCCATAAAGAATCTGCAAAATATCTGTAACAGAGCGATATTCCCATCCTTTAGGTAAACCATTGACAAACTCGGTGGATTCGTGGCCGGGGAAACGGAAAAACACAAACCACTCACGATATGTACGCACAGCCATTTCTTCCAAAATAGCAATGCGACGATTGTTGAGTGTAATAAGGTCATCAAAAAGGGTAAGAATATCAGCTACTCTGTTTTGAATATTTTTTGTTGGAACAGAAATCTCAATATTCTTTAATTTTTCAATAGTTAAAGCTGCCTGTGATGACCCTATACATATTGAATTAAGATAGGTTCTGAAAAAGGAATTTGATATAAAGTAATAAATAAAACGAGGGTTTATAGATTTCGTAAAATCTTTAAGCCAAGTCAAATTTCCATCCTTAAAATAAAAATTGTCTGAACTTTGAACTTGATATGGAATACCAATAGTCCCGACAGAGGTCAATAAAATATCATCTTTGCTTGGCACTCCAAATTTACTCTTTATTACATCAAATTTTTCTTCGCTGATATATAATGGAGAGGATACTTCTTCTCCACGATTTTTTTCAATTATTTCCTTAGACCTATAAAAAGGAATACCGACATCAACATAATCCGAAGCGAATATACGTTTACTTGATGTAATAGTACATATGTCACCAAGTTTCATATCCCCAATTGACTTAGATTAGACAAAATTCTGCTCATCAGCTCTTTACCACTATCATTCAGATCGGATAGTTCTGATTTTAGCGAGGTCATACTCTCGCGGAAATCGTTTAGGTCTTCTACGTCAAAGCTGACGCCGACATAACGACCGGGGTTGAGCGAGTAGTCTTGTTCACGAATTTCTTCAATGGATGCGGCCTTGCAAAGACCGATAACATCGCGATACTTGCCGCCGGGGAAGTTGTCTATAAGCCATTGGCGCATAGAAGTTATATGGTTTAACTCTTTTTCGGCCTCAGCAAGAGCGGCCTCGGCGGCATCTATGCGGCGCTTGATGTCGGTTTTAAGATTTTTGCCGGGATTCTCCGAAAGGAAAGTTTCGGCTTCAAGGGTTGCTGCATTTCTTTCTTCAACGCAACTCTCATATTTAGCAGTCAAATCGTGGATGCGGTTGTCGTAATGCGACATTAGCAAGTGCCAATGGGCTTCATCGCCTTGGAATAGGTGACGGATGCAAGCGAGGTTGGCTATATGTTCATCGGTAAATTCTCGATGTGCGCGGTCAACCTGCTTATAGAAATTGCGGGCATTGATGAAAAGTACTCGTTTATCCTCGCGTCGTGCTTTGTCGAAGAACCAAAGAGTGGCCGGGAGAGTAACCGAAAAGAACATATTGCTCGGCAGTGAAAGCATTGCGCTCACAATGCCATCCTCAACCAAACGGGCGCGTATCTCGGCCTCTGACTTTCCGGCATCAGTGGCAATAGAAGCCATGACGAGGGCGGCTCGCCCGGTGTCATTGAGTGCCGTGGCGAATTGATTTATCCATAGATAATTCGCGTTTGGCACGGTTTCGCCATCCTTGCTCTTAGATTTGGTCTTGTTTTTAGGTATTCCGAAAGTGTTGAATCGGGGGTCGTCCTTTACTTTGTCGTAGCTGACATCATCGACATTGAAAGGAGGATTTGCCATTACAAAATCAAACGTGCCGAATGAATTGTGTGGGTCGCTGTAATAGCTATTGGCTTGAACTATGTTTCCGTTCAAGCCGTGAAGGAACATATTCATTCGCGCGAGCTTTACTGTTTCGTTCTCTTTCTCGATACCGTAAACACTGATACGGTCGGGGCGATCGTTGCTACGTTGAACGAAGTCGGCACTCTGCACAAACATACCGCCCGAACCACAAGCCGGGTCGAGGATGCGTCCTTGATACGGCTCAATCATTTCAACCATAAGACGGACAACGGAAGTCGGGGTGTAATATTCACCGCCACCTTTCCCCTCACTGCTTGCGAACTTGCCGAGGAAGTATTCATAAACCTTTCCGAATACATCCCCCTCCAAATCGCGAGGAATGGAATTTATGATTTTCAGAAGCGAGGCAGTGAGCGAGTAGTCGCGTATGTTCTCGCCGTCTTCCTTAGGTTCAAGATTAAAATATTCATCTTTGGGGAGCGAGCCTACAAGTTCGGGCTTGTGCTGCTCGATACCCTCCATCGCCTGTTTGATTGCAAGCGGAATATCCTCTTGCTCACTCAAACTGAGCAGATAGTCAAAATGAGATTTCTCCGGCAGATAATATCCGCATTTGCTCAAAGCGATTTCCTCACGTGTTTTCGGGTTACGGGTATTCTGCGAAGCGGAATACTCGGCTTCAATTTCATCTTTGAACTTATCGTATTTGTTGGATGCAAAACGTAGGAATATCAGCCCCAATAATGGGGTTGAATATTGCGTTGATTTGAGACCGCTCTCAGAACGCAGCTTGTCGGCTGCTTCCCACAGTCTATCCTCAAATTGTTTCAGCTCATCAGCCATATTGAATCAGAAAGGTGAAGATAAAGAATCAAAATTGTCAAGAGTCTCTTCATAATTCGGACGATTGAGGAAAGGAATTTCCGGCTCATATGGTTCCCAATCCTCGAATTTGCCGGTTTCTGGAGAGAATTTAAGTCTTATAGTATCTTCTCTACCCATATGATTTTTTGCGATAATAACCTCAGCAAGTCCTCTGATGTCATTGCCATTCTCATCCTCGGAGCTACGGGTATAATACTCGGGTCTGTAAAGTAACATTACGACATTAGCATCGTCGCAAATGGTGCCGCTGTCGCGCAAGTCAAACATTTGAGGCATCTTTTCGCGGAATATTCCAGTCGTGCGGTTCTCGACATTGCGGTTGAGTTGCGAAGCAACAATTACAGGCAAGTTTAATTCTCTTGCCAATAGTTTCAATTCTCGGGTACAGAGAGCAACTTCCTCATATCGGTTCTGTAGTCTCTCTCGAGTCGAAAAGAGTTGCAGATAGTCAATGAAGATTATCTTAGCCCCAGTTTCTTCGACATCCTCTCTTACTTTCTTACAGAAATTTTCGATTTTCCAGTCGCACTTGTCAGTGAGGTAAAGGGGAAATTTTCCCATTTCCTTTCCAACTTTTATAATGTTTTCCCATTCTTCTTCCGACATACGACCGGAAGATAGTTTATTGCCCTCGATTCCGGTTATGTTGGAGAGCATACGGTTAACTATTTGTAGATTGCTCATTTCCAAAGAGTAGAACAGCACAGGAATTTCCCTTTCCACCATGTTGATGGCAAGAGTAAGAAGGAATCCAGTTTTGCCCATAGCTGGACGTGCGCCGACTACGATTAAATCCGAGTTATCAAAGCCGCAAATGGCTTTATCTAAATCTTTAAGGCCGGACGGTAAGCCAACAAAACCGTATGGACTGTTGGAGGCATTTTGAATCGAAAGTAACGATTCTTGTAATATGTCGTTAAAGTTAATTGTCATAATTTCAAAAAAGGGAAACTCCCGCGTGGCATCTGAAGGCCGACCAAAGCCTGTAACGACTACTCGGGAGTTTTCAAAGTGTTTTCGGCTCGCGCCGTAGGTCTTTTGTTATCAGTTGGTCATTTTCAGATAGACGTTACTATTCCTAATTACAAAGTTACAAAGAATTTTTGAGACAACAATCGGTTATGCCGGAAAACATAACCGATTGTTATTTGGGGCTAAATGCCTTGTCCCTCAAAATTTAGGCTCATTTCAAATCGCCGATACGGTAGCGGCGAAGGAAAGCGTCGAGGTCGGCGCGGTTGACGTAGATTTTGCGGCCGATTTGGGAGAAAGGGATGACGCGCTGGTCACGGTAGTTCTGCCATGTCTTGGTCGAGACTCCGAGCAGTTTCCGAGCGGCTTCTGATTCCAGCCACTCGGTGTCGCGGTCGGAGGCGTTGCGGTTTTCAATCATCTCCGCGAGGCGGTCGAGCTTGTCGTTGAGTGATTGCCATTCTTCCTGCGGAAGCATGACCATTGTGATGGGTGAGATTGTTGAAGGTTGCGAGCTTTTGCTCATTCGTGTTTATGTTTCAGCAGTCAAGACTGCTAATTTCAACTTCTACTCCAATGAAAAAACAATCGGAGGGTGAAGTTGCCGGTGTATCAAGGTTTGGCATCCAACATAAGAACGGATGCTGTTTGGTATTGAAAGAACTTAGTTGTTCCTCATGGAATCTTTGTCGCAATGCAAAAATAATATCGGGAGGTGCGGATTTCCAAATATTTGTACCCCTTGGACGCACAAAGTATGGCTATGGCCGTATTTGGCCACTTGAAGCAGCCAATATACAACCGATATTTTACCGATAATTATCTGCCACTTCTCGCGTTGCAACGGATAGCCCATGTGTCCATAAGTCCTTATAGACATATAGACCTATATCCAAAATATTAAGATAAATATGTTTATATATCGCTGTCTGAATAGTAAGAACTATAATTGTATTTTAGTATCCGTATTGATGTAGAAACATCTCAGTAGCCAACGATTTATAAAAATCTGTATGGCAAAAACAGTATATGGATTTCAATATCAATGGGCATTTATAGAAATACATATCATCTTCTTAGTATTCATAAAGACGCATTTAAATATTAGTATCAACACTACTCCACATTGATATATTTGTCAGCGCGTGACCGCAAAATGTATGGATATGGCCGAATTTTCACCCATTATACGGGAGCGAATCCACTTCGGCAATGGGTATCTGTACATAAGTACCTTAGGAATTGAGGAACTTAGGAATCTATTGTTCAATAAATTGACTTTTCAATCAGTTGATAGCTCAACAAGATTGCTAATACATTGGATTATAGATAATTCAGTAGACAAACATTACAATAGAAGTGTTGTTCCGAAGATTAGTATATTGAACGCCTTAATTGCAGGTTTGTCAATCAAATTCTTTGCAAATATATAATCCAATCATTCAGATTTCCAAATGTTTGCATCGCTCGACCGCATAAAGTACCTATATTTCCGCATATTTCCGCTTGTTTTCCTTCTTCTGTTTTGGTGTAGAGCAGATGAATCTCATAATTTTTGTGGCAAAAAACCTATTCAGCATAGCAAACAATCAGTTATAATATGTAGGATGTTCACATGAACATAGCAAGGTGTCTTTTGAGTAACTCAAAAGGTTTTGGGGAACCGAGGCCCCACAAAACA